AGTCGGCATCATGCCGGTGAAGGACGACGAAGAAGCCATTGCGCTGATGAACGACAGCCAATTTGGTCTGACCGCTGCGATCTTTACCGCTGACGCTGATGCCGCCGCTGTTGCGGGTATTCCATATCCCGTAGCAATCATTGTCGCTCCCGCAGTAATACTCGCTGCTATATTAGGAAGCTCCCTTAAAAATAATGAAATATCTTTAGTATCTAGACCAGGTATGTTAACTGGCGTAATAAGTCCACCATTAATTCTATACGCCAATGCGTCAGGGGTATCGCCTTTATAAGTTCCTTTAGTTAATTCTTTAAACGTTCCTACTTCAATTTGAGCTTCAGGATCTGCAGTTTGTTTTTGAAGGACGGTTGTGAGTAAAGACTTTTTTAATTTAGGATCAGCGTTAGGCCCCAATAATTCAACTATCATTCGTGGCCATATAGCCATAGATGTTTCATTGCTAATGCCACTTAAAAGCATCGCTTCTTCACCCTTGGTATTTTCTTCTATTCCCGTTTTATAATTTGAAAAAGCTTGTTGAACATCATCATTATATTCATACATGTTATCAATGAATAATTTTGTTGCTTCGAATAAAGTTTCATCATCAACATAGCCAGGAGTTGCACCTTCCCCGTGTTTTTCTTGCATAAGTTTTAAGCCGTCTTGATAAATTGCCTCATTCCACCCTTTATTGGGTTGAATCACATTTTCGAAAACGTCTTTATAGTAATTATCCAGTCCCTTAACTTCTCTATTCTTACGCATTTCAAGACCTTGCTCAATTGCGTTCATAGAGATTCCGAGAGAATTACTTACATATTCTTCGTTCTCAGATTTTATAATTTCTGCGTTTTCTGAGGTGCTCTCTGTTTTACTAATATCTGCTTCAGTAAGACCTAATATCTCTAAAGTTTTCTCATCGAATAATGATTGATCCAATCCCTCTATTATATTAATTTGTGTATCGCCCATTTATGCCCTTAATTCATTTAAAACGTATAGATAAAAATTCTGATTAAATCCAGTGTCATCTTTAGTTTTATCTACACCAAGCCAAGCTTCTGATCCTATCGTTCCATAATCTAATCCATAAGTATCTTCAAAAGATTCGATTTGTTGTGTAATTTGATCCAGTGCCCAATCTTCTTGAAGAACTCCTTTTTCTTTATAAGTATTCCATAAATTATTAATGGCAAATCTTCTATCCATAATTTTCATTGATAGCTCTTTTGCCCTCTCTTGATCACCACTAAAAAATATTTGGGTAAGTTCTGACTTATTATTTTCTTTAAGTTTTTCTGTATCAACAGTCATTTTATCTTTTTGATTGGCGTAATTAATAATTGCAAGTTTAGTTACATTTCCAATATCCTTAGTATCTAAATCTTTAATACCCCGCATTTCTTTTGCAGCAGCGATAATCTTTTCATCTTTTTTAAGAGTATCCCATTCCTCTTCAATATTCTTATTCGCCCATGCACGTGCAAATCGCATTGCGCTATTATAATTTTTTCCATCAAATTCTACCCCGTCAGGAGTGAAATCATATCCCGTATATCCTTGCTTATCAATTAATTTATAAAATTCTCGAAGTCCCAACTCCATTCTTTCATCAAATCCATAGATACCATTATAAAAGGAAGCGAGTTTGAAATAGGATTTTGTTCCTAAATTCGCTAATGTTTGTTGAATGAACGCCACATCTTTATCTGAAACTGGATAAAAGTCTTTTAGTTTAGGAATAACCGCCCTATTTAAATAAGCTGACGCTTCTTCTCGTGCTTTAAATGCGTCAGGTGATCCTACTAATGCCTCTATAATATAGTCCCCTGCTGCAGTGCCTCCCATTAACCTATCGATAATGTTAGCGAAAGGAGTAAAGAAGTTCTGTAACTTACCTAAAGTTTTTTCAGGGGAATCTAAAGTCATTAACGCACCAGTTGCGCTATTTAATGAAGTAGCTTGTTTCCTGCTTGAATCCAATTGGTCATAAAATTTAACGACCTCGTCACTTGCATTTTTTGATCGTGGCATATTTTCCAATGATTCTAATTTACTTTTAGTTTTAGGGCTATATGCTTCTACGACAGAAATTAAATCTCCCCATTGGATCTCTCCATTAAGTTCTCCCCTAAACGCCTCCACTTTTATTGACTCACCTTTTTTAAATTGACCTGGATAACGTGCTTCTATTTTTTTACCTAACTCATCATTAGGGTTAAACGTTTCATAAAATTCTCCCGCAGCATATGTAACGCCATCAGTTTCGATGTTTTCAATCGCAAACAGTTTATCTTGTGGACCCATAGTAACAGTTATTTTATTCGTCGTGCTGTCATTTATTTTAGTTGAAAGTCCAGATTTCTTAATCAGTTTATCCAAAGTAGGGTTGGTTCCTATTTTATAATTTTCAAACGTTTCGTCTGTATAACTCTCTGTATTAGGTTTCAAGACGCCGTCAAGTCCTACGAATTGCCCATTATTGGTAATCATTCCGATTTTAAAGTAATTGTTTTTCATAGATTCACTAACAAGAAAATCGTACATAGTTCCTTTTGTATCACTATGTTGCATTGTTTTTAAGAGTAAATCAATAGTTGGATTTTGCCCTGGTATAAAGAGCATGTCAGTTGTTTTATTAGTTCCCTTTTTCTCTGCTTTCGCTTCATCAGCCGCACTGAGATAAGTTGACGTATCGAGAAGTGCTTTTGACACTTTAGCGAAAGGGGAAGAAAAACTTGGTGTTCCCATTTCATATACTGTGCGCAGTCCCGCCTGGACCCGTGGATCCTGTAGCTTGCTTTTAAATTTAGCTGGATCAGAAAATGTGTCTATAACGCCATGAGTGGCTTCTCCAGTAATGTCATATAATCCTTTAGCTGCCTCCCACGGCATTTTCACAATGCCTAAAATAGAGTCAACTAAACTTTTATCTTCCCTATCATCATCGGTTTTATGGGAAGCATACTCAACAGTCCTGCCTGATCCTGATTGATCGACCATAGCTTGTAATTGACCTCTAAAGTCTGGTTGACTCGCCAATATATCAGCTTCCGACTGTCCTTGATTCTGAGCTATTAGTCGAGCTATATTTTCATCATATAGATTATCTTCATTAGGTAATGCTGATGGGGGTTCCGGATTAATAACCGGCATATTAGAATAATTTTCTTGTAAACCCATTTGATGAGGATTAATTACTCGTGTACGTGGAATACCCTCCATTCTTTGTCCCATAGCTTGTCCTATATCCGTTTCTTCGATTGGAGTAAGAGCAGATTGATTTGGATTTTGTTTATTATAAAATGCGAGTGCGTCAGCTTCGTTTGTAAAAGTATTATTTTGTTCTGATTGATACACCTCGTATAATTTCTCTAGACTGCCATACTTAGAAATAAGTTGATCATTAATGACAGAATCCAAATCCCCATTATTCGAATCCGCTAATGCCTTTAATTGCATTATATCATCTGTCGCTGTCCCTGATGGGTTAAAATAATTTGCTATTGAAGCCATGATTTAATTTTTTAAATTCCACATCCAATTTAGAGTAATCCACAAAATAATAATCCTGAATCAATTTCGTTGCCGATAAGACTTCTTGCGCCATAACTCCCTGATACGTATCATTGGAATTTAAATATTTAAAGTTATAAATATTAATTCCAGAAGGTGATTGTCCGACTAATTCAACATCGGTTTTTAAACGTCTGTCACTCATCGCAAAATAAGTGGCGAGAGCGCCCGCAATTTGACCACCTGGAGAAGTGCCACCCATAACTTGATCCTGGGTTCCTGTGCTTTCCTGTCCATAACTTCGAATAGGTGCCCCTGAAAGTATTTGAGATAAGTATGCAAGTTGACCTTTATTCCAACCTTGTTCTTCAATCCAGTCTTTATATTTTTCATTATAGCCAGCTTGTGTAAGAGCTTGATCCATCGCTCCGTATTTTCCTGCTTGCTCTGCTTCTCCCATCGTTGCTCCTTGCAACTGCAATTGCAATCCTGGAAGTGCTCCTGCTTTATTAATTAAATCCGCATAGCGCATTCCTTTATCAGCGCCAAATCTTGCTGCGCCACTTTCAAATCCTGCTCCATATAATGAGCCTGAGACATCGCCCGCAGCTGTTAAATTGGCTTTATTCGCCAGATAATTTTCCATTGCTGCACGGTCGCCTCCATATGCCCCTGACTCTACTTGTGTCGCCTCTCGACCTAATCTTTCTCTTCCCGCTGTTTCTCCTAGGTTTCGCATTGATGTATCAACGACATTTTGAATCCAAGGATTCATATACTGGTCGACAGTCGCACCCGTGAATTGTTCTCCTGCTACCCCTGTCGCTTGATCCAATAAAGCTCTTGATTTATCCGTGACTCCTGATGCTTCAAACGCCCCTAAGTTTAATCGGGCTTTTTCCATCGCATCTTTTTGCAGTTGGGTCATTCCCGCAATACGCTCACCTGTATACGCCTCGTATGGTTTCTTTGATTCCTCACCAGCTCGTAAAAATAATTCTTCTTGCGCTTTTTTAAAGTATTCCGGTATGTCGTATTTAACGCTTCCAGAAGATGAAGATGGTACCGTCGTCGTCGTTGGTTTAAATAAGCTTCCCATTATAACCCCTCTGAGTAAGTTCCGCCAAGATAATTAAGATGTTGTCTCGTAGCCCATTGATGTTTTCGTTCCATGTCTTTTCCTTGCATTATTTCCAAAATCATTGGTATGTTCCGTATTTTAGCGTATTCTCTCGCAAAGTCTAATAAACTTTTTGCAATCTGGGGATTTCTTTTTTCCTGATCCACAAAAAACCATAGTGTGCGATAAAACGCCTTATCCGTATACCATGTATCACAATTCGCCATTGCGATGCTTCCAATGATTTTATTGTCATCTTCTGCAACAATTACAAAATGTTTATCGATGTATTCTAGTATATTTTCACGTGCTTTACTATTGTTTGTTTTTCCAAAGTCAAGTTTTGTCTCAACCAACCAGTTCTTTAACAGCTCACGAATTTGATACGTATCGTCTTCACATGCCTTTCGAAGTTTAACCATCTAATAATCCTTTACTTTTAAGTTTTTCTATTAACGTCCCTAATACGTCTATTACATTCGCTAAAGTGGCTGTAGAGCCATCTAACGTGCGAGTATCGACGATATTGGACGTGGAATAGCCCGTCGCTGCGGGTTGATTAATCTCAATTAAATACTGCTCCATCGTATCATTTGCAATATTAAATGTCTCGATTAAATCTTTATCTTTAGTTGCAATCGGAAGAACTGGAGGTGGCTTGAAGGTCATTATCGTCTCCCATCTTGTTTTGTGTCCAATCGTAATGTTCCAAATCTCCAAAAGTCACTCGTTGACGTGTCATTAAATAATTTTAAAGATACTTGACGCCCTCGTGCACGCATATTCACTAATCGTGTTGACGTGGTAACGGGTAGATTTGCAGTGACTGTTTGTGCGTCAGCGGGAAAGTCCCGTGACTGAACAACCATCTTTACAGTTCCTGCTAAATTTTTAAAGTCAGGAATGATACCTCGAATAAATGTAAATGTATCACCATCAGCAATATCAGCGTCCCCACTCGTTAGAGTTGCCTCTAGAATTGCGCCATCATCTGACGTTCCAAACTCATGGTCATAAAGAAAAGAACGACCAGCACTAGCACCATAAACTGTCGTCTGTGTTGTTGCTGTTGAAGTCGAGGAATAATCCAACGCCATTGGCTGTTGAAAAACGGCGTTA